GAAATGGGTAAAGAAAAATGGATGGGTGAAAGTATAGATGTTATATGGCTAGACGAAGAACCACCACCAAGTATTTATTCACAAGCATTAACAAGAACAGCAGACAAGGGTGGTATTGTATATATGACGTTTACACCAGAAAGCGGTATGACAGAAACAGTAGCACAATTTGTAAATAAATTAAAAGATGGACAAGCATTGTTTACAGCAACGTGGGATGATGCACCCCATATGACAAAAGAAGTTAGAGATCAAATACTACAAGCGTTACCACCACATGAAAGAAAAATGCGTGAGAAAGGTATACCACAATTAGGATCTGGTTTAGTGTTTCCTATAAACGAAGAAGATATAGTTTGTGATCCTATAGATATACCAATACATTGGCCTAGAATATGTGGTTTAGATTTTGGTTGGGATCACCCAACAGCATCAGTATGGACAGCATGGGATAGAGATAGTGATATTGTTTATATTTATGATAGTTATTCGTTACGTCAAGAAACTGTACCAGTACACGCATCAGCAATAAAATCTAGAGGTAAATGGATACCTGTAATATGGCCTATGGATGGTAGACAAGCAGATAAAGGTTCTGGTAAAAATCTTACAGAACAATACAGGCAAGAAGGTGTTAATATGACTAGAGAACATTTTAGTAATCCACCAAGTCAAGGCCAAAAAGAAGGTACAGGTGGTAACAGCGTAGAAGCTGGTGTTATGGAAATACTAACACGTATGCAGACAAAGAGATTGAAAATATTTAAAAATCAAGGTAAACTGTTGGAAGAACTACGTATGTATCATAGAAAAGATGGTAAGATTGTTCCAGCTAATGATGACGTAATATCTGCTATGAGATATTGTGTAATGTCATTAAGAAAAGCTAGAATAAAAAATACTGAACCTTTACAGATACGTTCTGATAGTGAGTTTAACATTTTTAAATAGGAAAGGTAAATATGGGCGGATTTGTAAGAGCAATAAGACGAGTTTTTAGTAGACCTCAACAAGTTGTTATTCAACAACCTGCACCTCAACCTGCCGCACCAACTGCACCGCAAACAGCACCAACGCAACCAAAAACTGCAAGTGCTATGGCGGCTAGTCAAGCTGGTTCGTATGGTGGTCAAACAATTATGACAGGCGCAAGTGGTGTAGAGGATGAAGCAAACGTGCAAAAAACTGTTTTAGGCGGCGGTACTACCAAAAAGAAAAAGAAAGCATAATAATGGTAGAAGTCGTTACAAACGACAAATGGCGTTTACCTATAGGTGATTACCTAAAAGAAAGATGTTATATATCTGCTGATATTGGTGATAAATTTTCTTATATTGGATTTATAGAAGATGAAAAAATTTTAGGTGGTTTTCTTTTTACAGACTATGATGGCCATAATGTATATGTTCATTTAGCATTAGAAACACCTAGATTATTTACTAGAAAACATATAAAATATGTTTTTGACTATGGTTTTAACCAGTTAAAATGTGGCCGTATGACGGCAGTATGTAGAAACGGCTATGAACGTAATGAACGCATTTTATCTGGTACAGGATGGACAAAAGAAGGTATAGTAAGAAAAGTTATGAAAATTAAAAATGAATTTGTTGATGCGGCAGTTTATGGAATGCTAAAAGACGAATGTAAATGGATAAGGAAATAATATGGGCGGAAAATCACAACCACAAATGCCACCACCAGTAGATCAATCAGTATACGATAAAACAGATCAAGCAGAAGCAGAAGCGGCAAAAGAAAAAGAAAAAATGCTTGGTACAAAAAAGAAAGGTATGTACGGCACAATTCTTACAAGTGGTGAAGGTGTTGAAGATGATGCAGAAGTTGGTCAAACACTTTTAGGCGGTGGTGTTAAAAAAAATAAAAAATAATGGCTAATTACGAATATATAAAAAAAAGATTAGATAGACTTGGCCAAGAAAGAGGTACGTGGGAAGTCAACTGGCAAGAAATATTAGATTATGTCATGCCAAGAAAAGCAGACGTAGTTACATTAAGAACACGTGGTGAAAAAAGAACAGAAGTTTTATTTGATAGTACAGCTATAACAGCAAACAATTTATTAGCGGCAAGTTTACAAGGCACACTTACTTCGCCGTCATTACCTTGGTTTAGTATAAAATTAAGAGATGAAGAATTAAACGAAGATCGTGATGTACAATTATGGTTAGAAGATACAGCACGTAGAATGTATGATACTTTTAACGAAACTAATTTTAATACAGAAGTACATGAAATGTATCTTGACCTATGTTCTATAGGTACAGCCGCATTGTTTGTAGAAGAAGGTAGTAGAGGTTTTGATACAGACGGTATACATTTTAATTGTTTACATATTGCAGAATATTATATTCAAGAAAGTATAGATGGTAAAGTTGATACACTTTACAGAAAATATAAATTAACAGCAAGACAAGCAGTACAAGAATTTGGTTTTGATAATGTTGGTGAAAAAATACAAACAGCATCTAAAGAAAGACCAGATCATAAATTTAATTTTATACACGCAGTAGAACCAACAGCAGATTATGAAAGATCTACAGGTAAGTCTGCAACTAAATTAAAATTTCATTCGTGTCATGTATGCGAAGAAGATAAGATGGTTGTTAGAACAGGTGGTTACAATGAGTTTCCATATTTAGTACCACGTTGGTCAAAAGCAACAGGTGAAATATTTGGTAGATCACCAAGTTTTAATGCATTACCAGATATTAAAACATTAAACAAAGCTGTAGAGATAGGATTAAAAGCATGGGCAAAAGCTATTGATCCACCGTTACTTGTACAAGATGATGGTGTTATAGGTAGAGTTAGAATGACACCTGCTGGTATTACAGTTATTAGAAATGATGGTGCTGTAAAACCTTTACAGATAGGAACAAACTGGCAGATTACAGATTTAAAAGAAAATCAATTACGTACTGCAATAAGACAAGCGTATTATTCAGATCAATTACAATTACAAGAAGGCCCACAAATGACGGCAACAGAAGTACAAGTTAGATACGAATTAATGCAAAGACTTCTTGGCCCAACATTAGGTAGATTTCAAAGTGAATTTTTAAATCCGTTAATAGAACGTGTGTTTGGTATTATGTATCGTGCAGGTGCATTAATGAAAGAACCAGATATTATACAAGGTACAAAAATAGATGTAGAATATTTAGGGCCTTTAGCACGTTCACAAAGAATGGAAGAAAGTGTAGCTATAGAAAGATTATATAGTTTAGCTATGAATATTGCACAAATAGATCCTGCTATTATGGATAATATAGACCATGATGAAGCTGTAAGATTACGTGGTAAATTATTAGGTGTACCTAAAACAGTATTACGTGGTAAAGATGATGTAGACAATATGAGAACAATGAGAGCAGAACAAGCGCAAATGGCTCAAATGGCACAAGAACAACAAGCATTAGGTAAAGCACAAAAAGATCAAGCACAAGCGGCAAAAATACTTGCAGATCCAAATGTATCTGGTGGATTAGAAGATACAGTAAATGAAATGGGTATGGAAAATATAGCTGATGAATATGGACAAAGATCTTAAAAAAATAAAAACAGATTATAGAATTACTTTTGATACACCAGAAGGTAAAAGAGTGTTAGCTGATTTAACGTCAGCTTACTATCATAGATCATCTTATACAAAAGGTGATGCACATGAAACAGCGTTTCGTGAAGGACAACGAAGCGTAGCAATCAGAATAATTAACTTACTAAAGGAGGATAAAGATGTCTGATGAACAAATGACCACAAACGACAATCCAGTACAAGAAAACAATACTTTACTTGGATCGGGAAGTGATAATCAAGATTGGAAATCAACACTACCCGAAGAATTAAAAAATGATGCTACATTAAAAAATTTTAATAATGTAGAAGATCTTGCAAAAACTGTAGTACATCAACAGAAAAGGTTAGGTAATACAATATCTATACCTAAAACTGATGAAGAATATAATGATGTATATACAAAACTTGGTAGACCAGAAGATGCTTCTAAATATACAGTAAATATACCAGAAGATTATCAACCGTTCTTTGAACAAAGAAATCTTGAAGAATTTACTAACGTAGCACATAAGATTGGTTTAAGTGATAAACAAGTAGGCGCATTGTTAGAGTATCAAATGAATACTATAAAACATGAAGAAGAAAATGAACCTGCTGAAATATCAAGGCAAAAATCAGAAACAGAAAGTATACTAAAGCAAGAATGGGGTTACGATTACGATAAGAAAGTTGCCGCCGCAGATAGAGCATTAGCAGTATATGGTGATGATGAATTAAAAGATCTTATTACTAATTCTTCTGCTGGTAACAATCCTGCTGTTATAAGATTTTTTGCTAGATTAGGCCAAGAAGTAACAGAAGATATGGCACAAAATACACAAAACAATAGATTAAGTGTATCGCCGTTAGATGCTAAAGATGAAATTGCTAAAATTATGGCAGATAATACTCACCCTTACCATAAAGGTGATGAAACTGCTGTTGAAAAAGTTAGACAATTACATGAAAAAGCATATGGTAATTAGTTTAAAAGTGTTGTATAATTGCAACAACTGATTTCGCCCTTTTTGGATAACGAAGCGTTAGCCGATATGGCTTAAAAATTAGGTTTCCCGTTAGGACAAAAACCGATTAATTGGAATATAGTGTAACATAATGTGTGTTATGCTCTCTATTCTGTAACTTTTAATGGAGGAACGACTATGTCAGTTCAAATAACAACTGCTTTTGTAGAACAATACAAAAGTAATGTTTTTCATTTGGCGCAACAAAAAGGTTCAAAATTAAGAGATGCGGTTAGAACCGAAAGTATAGTAGGGAAATCACATTTCTTTGAAAGAATTGGATCAACTGCGGCTGTGAAAAGAACGTCTAGACACGCTGATACACCAAGAGTGGATACGCCACATTCTAGACGAAAAGTAACTATGGATGACTATGATTGGGCAGATCTTATTGACGATAGCGATAAAGTAAGATTGCTTATTTCACCACAATCCGAGTATGCAAAAGCTGGTGCATACGCTATGGGCAGAACAATGGATGACGTAATTATTGCGGCGGCTACTGGTAATGCTTTTGGCGGTGTTTCTGGAGGTTCAACTATTGCACTTCCAGCAGGACAAAAAATTGCACATGGATCAACTGGATTAACTATAGCTAAACTAATTTCTGCAAAAGAAAAATTAGATGCGGCTAACGTAGATCCAGACGAAGGTAGAACGCTTGTATGTTCAGCAAAACAGATTTCTGATTTGTTAGGTACAACGCAAATAACTTCGTCAGATTTCAACAGCGTAAAGGCGTTAGTACAAGGCGATATTGATACTTTTATGGGTTTCAAGTTTATCAGAAGTGAAAGACTTGGCCTAGATGGTAACAGTAACAGACAAGTACTAGCATTCACTAACACATCTATAGGTTTGGCACTTGGTAAAGATATTCAAACAAAAATATCTGAACGAGCAGACAAAAACTATAGTACACAAGTATATCTATGTATGACTATCGGTGCTACGAGAGTAGAAGATGAGAAAGTCATTGAGATTGCTTGTACAGAATAATAGAAGGGAAGGTTTATTATGGCTAGTGTAAAAGGAGTAAATTTTACCAAGAGAACAGCAGAACCAGTAGAAAAGGTTATTGCAAGTCAATCTCATGGTAGATTACGAGTACAATATGATAGTTATGAAGCATCTTCGTTAGCTTCTGGTTCTGATATATCTGTTGCAAAATTACCTGCGGGTGCAATCGTGTATGACATTGTTGTACATTTTGATGCTCTAGGTTCTGCAACGATAGCTGTCGGTGATAGTGCTGATGCGGATAGATACATAACTGCAACTTCGGTTTCTTCGGCTGGACAAATGTCTATGTCGCAAGAAGGCGCAATAGATGGTTTTGGTTACGAAAATACTGCTGAAACAGACATACTTTTAACTACTGGTAGTGCGGCTATTAGTGGTACAGTTAAGTGTGCTGTATTCTACAGTATGGACTAATACTTATAACTAACTTAAAAGGGGCGATATATATTGAATTATTGTCGCCCCTTTGATATATTTATAATATGGCTACAGAAGTATCAATTTGTTCAAATGCATTAAGAAGATTAGGTGATGATCCTATAACTTCATTGACAGATGATAGCGAAAGAGCCAGATTATGTAATTCATTTTATGCAGACACAAGAGATAGTGTATTAAGATCTCACCCTT